TACGCCCAGATGCAAATCTACTGCGCGTACCTCGACATCCCCTCGGGCGGGATGTTCACGGCGCTGAACCGTGATACCGGTGAGGTGCTCGTTGAGCTCGTCCCATACGATGCCTTGGCCGCTCAAGAGGCGTCAGACCGTGCGGTGCGCGTTATTGACGCTCAGTCGCCCAAGGAACTCCCGCGCCTCGGGAACGACCGCACCGACTTTCGGTGCAAGTTCTGCTCGTTCAAGTCCACTTGCTGGGAGGATGTTCCCGTGCAGGTAACTCCCAAAGCAACCAAGCCGTTCTGGCTTAAGTAAGTTACTACCCCAAACAAAATGCAGCCACTGACAGATCGTCGCGGCTTGGTCGACCTACGCCAAGCCCAAGAGCACCTTCGCCTCATTTTCGGCGAGAGAGATTGGAAAGAGAACGAGTTCATCTGCGTTCGCGGTATCGGAGAAAAGGGAACTGACCAAGAGGGAGTCTTCCGCGAGGATATCTTCGTGGAACCCGCCACGGAAGGCTTCACGCCTGTGTTGTCGGCCACCGAGCGGTGGGCGCAGTACAATGTGGCGACATTCGTTGTCCCAGGCATCTTGAGCGACCGTCGCGCCACAAGCGCCAACGTAGCGCGGATGCGCTCGCTCGTCGCAGACCTTGATGCAGGGGACACCGACGCAAAGATGCGCGAGCTCACCGAGCAGTTGGGCGAGCCATCGCTTGTGGTGTGTTCTGGTGGGACGACTAACGAGGGAACGCCGAAGCGGCACGTCTGGTACAGTCTGGATGAGGAGGTGCCGGTTGAGCAGGCCATCCGTATGCGGGACGCTCTGGCCAAGGTCTCAGGCGGCGACTCCGCCATGGGACTCGGTGTTGAGTCAAACCCGTACGGACGCGCTCACCAGCCGATTCGGCTCGCAGGCAGTGTCCACGCCAAGCAAGGCAAACCGGTACAGACCACAATCGAGTGGCAGTCCGAGGCCGTGTACAACGCAGGGGCACTCGGCGAGCGTCTGCGCACGCTGCTGCCGGCAGGCGCCGTGGCACCAGAGCCTGGGCTGTTCGGGGCAAGCAGCGGCAACGTGCTGCCCAAGGAACCCGCGTACCAGCGGGACGTATTCGAGGGGGGCGCAGGAGGCGAGACGCGGTGGGATGCGTTCAACTCGGTTGCCGGCGCAAATCTTGGGATGGTTCGGCGGGGCGTCATCACGATGGACGAGGCACGCGAGCAAACGCGAGGATGGATGCTGCAACGAATGCACCCAGCGTGGACGGACGCACGGTTCGCTTCGGAGTGGCAGGGACTCGTCAACGCGGATGTTCGGCGCAACGGAAAGCCAGAGGCGCCAGCGCAAGCACCTGCCCCCGTGCGCCAGCTCCCGCAGAGCACACCAGCGGAGTCATGGTTCTCGGCGTGGGAAGCGCACCGCTGGATTAAGTGGCCAAAGCCCGAGCACACCTACCTCGTTGAATCGCTCGTTGTGAAGGGCGAACCGCACCTGTTTATCGCAGAGGGCGGGGCGGGGAAGACCGGTCTTATCGCTGACTTAGCGTTGAAAGTGGCCGCTTATCCCGAGTTCGGCGGGGATTTGGACTGGTGTGGGCAGCGAATCACCAACGGCGGCACCGCTGTTCTGCTGCTGTGCGAGGATAGCCAGACTGAGATGCACCGGCGCATCTTGGAGATTGACCAAGGTGGACTCATCGCGAAGGCAGGTCGGCGGCTTGTCGTCATACCGCTCTCAGCGGTTGGCGGGGCGTTCCCACTCGTTGAGCGTGATCCGAGGAGCGGAGCGCCGGTAGCCTCCTCCAAGTGGGAGGCGGTCATAACCGAGCTTAAGCGTGTGCCAGACCTGTGCTTGGTGTGCGTGGATACCTTCAACGCGGTATCCCACGGGGACGAGAACAACGCTCTGGCGGTGGCAGAAATGATGCGCGAGGCAGGGCGCGTGTGCGGGGAGCTTCACGCCGCGCTGATGATAACGCACCACATCCGCAAGCCCGGGGCAGATCCCATACGCACGCTCAAGGACATGAAGAACTCCATTCGCGGGAGCAGCGCCATACCGTCCTACTTCCGAATCAATCTTGGGTTCTGGCACGCCACCGATTACGAGCGCCGCATGAAGGGCATGGGCCTCGCCCCACGGGTGGACTCCTGCTACCGGTTCGGTGTGCTGAAGGCGAACATCTCGGGCCTCATGCGCGGCGAGCGCACACTGCTACGGGATGGCAACGGCCTTCTTCAGGACGTCACCAAGGTGGATGTGTACAGCGCCATCAACGTGACCGAGCGCCTTGCATGGCTGGTTCTGGCCGTCAGGGAAGCTGCTGGCAATCTGCACCCGTACACGCTGGGGAACAAGAACGCAGCCAACGGACTCTACAAGCGCCGCTCAGAACTCCCACCGGTGCTGCGTGCAGTTGGCGCGAGCGAGTTCGGGCACCTCATCGAGGAGGGCTTACAGAAGGAGCTCATCGTCTCCTGTGCGGTCAAGGGCAGCAAGGCGAAGAGCTACCTCGATGTGCCTGGGGGGCTATTGGCTTCGGATGAGACCGGTGCGGCTATCCAAGCAGGGGCGTATGCGTCTGTCCCAGACTGGAACGAGTACGCCTTCGATCCAGAGACCGGCACCTGCGTCGGCAAGGCCGGTCAAGCGGCATGGGCTACCTTTTCATCCAAGGGGGCGCAGGCTTATGGTCAGCCTGATCAGATGGCTGGGATGGCTGAGTCACCGGATGAGGAGCTGGATGAGGCACCGCCGGTTTTACCTGTAATGCGGTCTCGATTCGCTCAAGGCGAGCGCATAGGTCTGCCGAAAGCAGCTCGACCATCTTCTCCAGATGACGAATAGTCTCCTCACGGCTCGAAACAGCCTTTTGCAGGGCAACGCTTGCACTAAGCGCGGCCCTGAAATCGGCCTTGATGTCACTTGTTTCAGCGACCGCCTCTGCGGCTTTCGCACGTTTCTTTGCACGCCACTCGCGATAGTATTCTGCTCTCACTTTAGTTCTTTGATTTCCAGTAGTTTCCATAGTTGTTGTGCGAAACGCACGCCATTTATCGTCACAGGCTGTTTGCAAATGTTCAAGGACTTTTTACAGAGGTTTTGGCAAAAATGTTCTTGTGTGTTTCATTTTGTTTCACAACAAAAAAACGAGCTTTTGAAAAACAACCAAAAAACAGCCAAAAATCGACCCTTGCAAATGCTTGATTCTCAACACTTTATTTTGTTGCGTAATGGTTGCGAAAGAAAGTTGCGTCTGTGTTGCGCGACTGATTTACAGAGTAAAAGCCATTGCAAACGAGCAAGTGTTTTGACGTATTGCACAACAGATTTTTTCGTGTAAAAAAAAACAGCAAAAAAGGACGCTACATAAGTGCCTGAAAACCGTATGATTTGCGAAAGAAAACCGATGTTTGAGGACATGAGCCCTTATATAGAGAGTAGCGTACTCATCGCTTACGCTCTTCCTACTGTCCCCTCTCTCTTCTCTCAGTCTACCGCGTTGCTGCCTGAGAGGAGAGGGGACACTGCTTCGCAGGATACTTCCTCTATATCGACCGTTGATGGCCTTGTTTTTTTTGGCTGTTGTGTTTGCTGACCGTTTTATCCCCCCGCGCCGATTTCATTGTATACAATCTCGATAGACTTTTATGACCTTCACTTTCTTCGTTTCCGGTACGCCTCGTCCGCAGCCAAGACCGCGCTTTGTGCGTGGGAGAGCGGTGTCCACCTTGGATGCTGGCTCCGGTGCGTGGAAGGGGCTGTTGCGCTCGTCTGCGGGGGTTGTTTTACGCAAGGCCGGCAAGACGGCTGAGTCGCTGGGGCTCGGTGAGGCGATTTCGATGGAGCTCACCTTCTACTTCGCGACCAAGGAGGAGGCGCGTCACGGTCATCCCCACACGCACAAGCCGGATGCGGACAACTTGGCGAAGCTGGTGATGGACGCGCTGGTTGATGGCGGTATGTGGGTGGGCGATGACAGCAGGGTGGCGGATTTGACCGTGCGCAAGCGTTGGTGCAAGGCTGGGGAGGAGGGAGTGGCGGTGAGCATCTTTGTGGATGCGCCGGCAGAGGAGAAGGCACCGGAGTGGCTGGTGTGAGATTGTTGGAAGATTTTGTTAAAGGCCGGTGGGGAACTGGCCGAAAGAGAGCTTATGAACTTGATGAGAATCAACCCAGAAGAAATCCGCTCGATTGTGGGCAAGTTGGTGGCACAAGGCAGAGCGGTTGTCCCGCCTGAGAAGCCAAAGCGCGCCAAGTACAGCGGACGCACAGAGAAACAGAACAAGCTTCGCGTCATTGCGTGTGACCAGTGCGGAAAGAAGTTTATGAAGAACTGCTCGGTGCATTTGCGGTGCAGCAAAGAGTGTTCGCGCAAGGCCAACATCGAAAGCGTGCGGGTGTGGTTTGTTTCGCGTGGTCTGCGGGGCAAACCGCTGGCGGATTATGCGTGTGATAACTGCGGCACGGTGTTCCGAAAGATCAACAACGGTCACCGCTTCTGCGGGGCGGAGTGCCGCAAAGTCGGGAAGAAGTTTTCAGCAGCAACCAAACCAACCAAAACCAAACCAACAACAAGCCATGGTCACACCAAATAACGACGAGCACAGCCAGCCAGTCCACACCGCCGGCATCCACGACACGGGGCTACCGGTCATGGAGCCTGAGGACATCATTCGGAATCTGATGCGTGCGCTGGAGAAGATGGAGAAGCGCCTGGACTTGGAGCGAGGGCTCACTGAGGAGCTTCGGGGGAAGTTGCGGGAGGCCGAGGATTTGGTTGTGCAGGGCAGCGAGGTGGTGAGCGATTTGCGTGAGCGTCTTATGGTGCGGGTGATGGCGGACTTGGATTGGAGGGGCGGGGACAAGGGGGTGTTGTTGGACGCAGACCGGTATATGCAGGCGAGCGTACCCATTGTGGTGCGTGTGACCATGGCCGAGGAGTTCGGGTTATGATTGTCATGCCAGCTAACAGCACGGGATGGTTTTGGCATTGTCTTGCACGGGAGACGGGACGCATTGGGCACTTGTTTTCGCCGGGGGCGGAGCGAGGCCCATGGCCGTGGATGCCGTATGCATTGGACAACGGAGCGTTTGCGGCATGGGACGCAAAGCAAAACCGGTGGGATGAGTCGCGGTGGAGTGTTGACGCATGGAAGAGGTTAATCTTTTGGGCGGAGTCCAAGCAGCAGCGGCCAAGGTGGGCGATTGTGCCAGATGTGCCAGGCAACGCAGAGGCAACGTTTGAGCGGTGGGATAGGTTCAAAGACATGGTGCCGTTCACCAAGGCAATGGCGGTGCAGGACGGCATGACCGTTGATCAGGTGAAGGCGGTCAATCCAGAGGTAGTGTGCGTTGGTGGAACAACGGAGTGGAAGTGGGCGACGATTGAGGAGTGGGCACGGTCATTCCCACGGGTGCATCTGCTGCGGTGCAATGCGCCGGCCAAACTCGATTACTTGGAAGCGTTGGGTGTTGAGTCATGCGATGGCACCGGATGGAACAGGGGGGATAGGAACCAGACTGTTGGGTTGGAGCAGTGGGCACGGCTGAAGGCAACGCCAACGTCACTCATGTTGTCGGGGCACGTTTGCCGTGAGGAGCGTGACAAGCGGCAGTTGACCTTCGCGTGATATGGGGCCACATGATTTACACGAAGAGTGGCTCCAACAGAGCACGTCCCCAAAACAGGGCCAAAAAACACCGGCAACACCGGTGTTTTACTCTGTTGGTGGCCCCGAGGACGTCGGATGTTATACAGGAGAAAACCTACCGCAGGATGTTCAGCGTCACCAAACCTCACTGTCCGACGGCGTAGCCCAAGTCGACGCCTTAAGCAGGCTGCTGTCAGCACGCGCCAAGGGCGACACACGCGCAGAGCAAGCCGCGCTGAGGAGGCTGGAGGATGTATCAGAGGCGGTCTTGGGCTAAACCGGATTAGCTTTCCAAAACCGAAATGCTCAACGGGATTTTGGAAATCGTGAAAAGTTTTCAGCAACCCACAAAACCGGAAAACGTCCCCAGACGGAAAACCGCAACGCAGCGGGGGGGTAGGGGGCGAGGGCGAGGGAGCGCACCGGAGCGCAGACGGCGAGGGAGCGACGCACACGGTCAGCTCCCCGCGGTGACCATCTCGGTGATCACACCGAAAAGGTCAGGCACGCCGCGTCAGCGGTTGGCAACGCACGCCCAAGCGTACGCAAACGTACGCAAACGTACGTAAAGTCTAGCGTTTGGAGGTTTTTGTAGCGGCGGCAAACACGGACATCCCGTAGCGGTCGTCCCACAGATAGACGGATGCATATTCGTCGCCGAACCACGTGGCTTCACGCCGAGCTTCTGCGTACGCACCGCGTGGAATGACGTGCGTTGCCGATAACAATCGGAGCCAGTTGACTAATGCGTTTTGGGCGGTTTTGGCTCGCACGATGCCCTGCGAATCGATTCCGAAGGTGATTATGTATCTGTTCATTTTTTTGCGGTTCATTTTCTTGTGGTTCATTTTTGTAGAAGGGGAGATGAGGGGCGGTGGTGTTACATGGCGCAGCTTGCCTCGTCAGGGAACGCCTGGGCGAGCAACTCAAACGCCCAGCGCAGCTCGTGGTTTGGCCATTGATCGTCAAGCCACGCGAACCACTCCGACCACGTCTCGTCACACCGGCGCTCGAGATGACCCATAATCGATTTTCCGTACTTGCCGTCAGTCGACCAGTGCATGGCCACCGGCACGCCGGTGTCGTGGTGTGGGTAAGACTCCAGGTTGAGGTAGCCGGCGCCGATGGCGATGCTGGCAAGCCAGTACCGGTCAGTTTGGATGACCTCAACGCCGCCAGCAAGGCGGCGGGTTGTTGCAGCAGGGGTGGGGGTTGGTGTTGGGGCTGTTTGGGTTTGCATGGTTTTGTTTGGTTTGGGGTTGTCTTGTGTTTGTCGGCAGCTCCGACGGAAACTTTAGGAAAATCCGGATTAGAAAACTGAATCGGAAACGCTCGGCGGGATTTTCGAAATCGTGAAAAAGTTTTGGAAACGCAGAAAACCGGAAAACGGTCTGGGGGCGAAAATCAGGGGGTTTCAGAGGGGTTTCGGGGTTTGAATGCGGGTTGAGTTTGGATCGTTTAGGTTGGTTTCAGGTGCGGAAACCGTAGTCTGGACAGAGAAGCAGAAAGAAACATGGCCTTAGAGCGAGCGGAAAGGGGGTGAGAAAGCTAGGAAGGAAGCTGGAAGGGTGGTGATAGCGGACAAGGGGTGAAGAGAGCGGGAACGGGCGAGAGAAGAGCGGGACGGGACAAGGCACAAAAAAAGCCGAACCCGTGAGGGCTCGGCTAGGGTTGGGGGTTGGGGGTGTCTTATGCTTCCAAGTCGACGAAGAGGTTCTCCACGTCAGAAGGTAGAAGTTCTCCTTCAATCTTTAGTTGCTCTTTTATGGTATCCCAAACCGCGTTCTGCTCATGCTCCAGTAACTGAGAGATGAGGCTTTCGGCTGTGACTAGGGAATGGGTGCAATCGCCAAACGTCCAGCGGTCTGAGATTGTCTCCAGAAAATCATCTCCAATCAGTTCGATAATCTGATAGAGAGGGATGACTTGTAGTTTTACAGTGTGGATTTTCATTTTGTTTTTCAGGTTTGAGGGTTGGGTTGGATTAGTGTCGGTAGAGTCGGCCGTCGGTACCGACTCGCCATGCGTCAGTGGGTGGGGGTGGACAGGTTCGGACTTTGCAAGGCATAATCAGTGCACGGTTGACTGCAGTCTGCGCAGACTCGAGAGAATCGGCAGTGATGGTTCCGAGATAAGCGCCGGTGGGGGAGTCGACGTAAACGTGAAAGGTTTGCATGGTTGCGGGTTGGTTAGTTTGCTGAGTCGACGACGAAACCAGAGCGGTCTTTCTTGGCCTTTCCTTTGGCTTTGAGCCCGATGATGAAACCAGAGCGTCCAGCGCGCGCGCGGCGGTCTAGGAAGCGGAGATCATGCAAATCGCCGTCCAACACGGGGCGATGCCAGTAGGTTGCTGGCAACGTATCACGGAAAACGACCGAGACGTTTCCGCCTGCGCGGAGAACTGCGGCGCATTCGTTTTCGTTGGCTGCTGAATCACGGGAAAACGTCACGTGGTAGTTGGGAGCGTGTTTTCCGTTGGCGTTGTCCAGCGCCTTCTTCACGCTTTTGGTGTAGTCGTAAAAAGGGACGCTCGGGAATAAATCCATGAGCGTCATGCCTTTGCTCGGTACGATTAGACGGTGGAAGGCCAAATCAGATGTTCCGTTGAGACGAATGCAGGGCTGCATTCCAAGGCGTTTGGCCTTGGCTACAAGGGATTTGCAGTCTTCGCAAAGGGATTCCATAAAGGCGTCACGGTTGGCAAAAAAGGCCTTTGTCTTCTTCGCTCTGGCCGCTTGTACACTGTTGAAAGCGCCGCGTCCTGAGGTGTTTAAACACGCTTCCTTGCAGGTACCCGCCCATGGGCACACGTTCCCCACTCCAGAGAGAGTGGAAGGAGATAGGTAAAGGATTCCCGTGAGGTAGTTGAGGGCTTCGCCTTTGCGGGTTTTGGCTGAGGAGATTCCAAGTAGATTCATTTTTTTTTGGTTTGGTTTGTGCTTTGTGCTGAGGGATTTAGGAGAAAAGGCAACGTAGCTTCTTAACTTCTGAAGGGGTGAGTACTGGCTTTGGCTCATCGACGAAAAACCCGTCGATGTAAAATGCGATTGTGTCGACACTATTCGTTGCGTCGCAACGGATTAAGAAACGGTTGAGTTTCTCATCGCGAATGAGGCGGTACGCGAAGCTTCTCCAATACACGGATTTACCTTCGTTGAATGCCTTGATTGCTTTTTCTTTGGTCATGTTCATGTTCATGTTTAGTTTGTGGGGTTGAAGGGTTTATGAGAGAAGGGAACGCCACAGAAGGACGGTGCTCCATAGAAAAAGGAGCATGACGCAGAGGGCTTCGGGGAGAGAGAGGGTGAGTTGGGAGAGGGCGAGGGTGTCGACTGCGACAAGGGAGAGGAAGCCTAGGGACAAGAGGTTGGTTTTCATGGGTTTAGGTTGGTTGAGACTGTTACCAGCAGATGATGCCATTAACCAAATAGGGGTCATGAGCGTGTTCGAGTGCTTTTGTATAATCGCCTGCAAAGCGGTGATTTAGGACATAGCGGGCCGTGCTGAGTGCTTGCAATGCGGTAATGGTTGGGTCGATGGCGCGCATGATGGATGCGATGGTTTGGATTTGTTGCTTGGTGCTGAGTTTCATAATGTTACGTTGTTTTTTGTTGCGTTGGCTCACTGCCAACTTGGTGCAAGGTTGGCGCAAATGGGGAGGGGTGGCAACAAGAAAAATGCGCATTTTTTGCGTACTGAAGGGAAGGAGGAACTTGCTTCAGAGTGTATTGTGTGAGCTTTCTTCAGTGGATGGACAAAGTATTCGGAAGCGGAAGGACAAAGGGAGTACCGAACAAGTTCACGGCCTTCCTCAAAGAAGCCATTCAAACATCATTCGAGAGGTTGGGCGGTTCCGCGTACCTGGAGGAAGTGGGAAGACGTGATCCGAAGACATACTGCGCTCTTTTGGGGAAGATGTTTCCGCGAGTAGACAAACGCGAAGATACAAACGGGCTCGTTTCCACGCTCTCTGATGCGGAAATCCGGCAAAGGGTGGCGGGTATGTTACGCGAAGGGTTGTCTACCGCTGGCATTGAAACAGGCGAAGTCGTTGATGCTGTGGAGGTTGGAGATAAAAGTGGTACTTGAAGTTCAAGTATACATGTCTGCGATTGTAAAGACTAATAGCTTAACTCATAGTGATTCCATGCAATCAAAACGCGTTTAGTGTCAGTCATCAGGGATTCCAGCGCTAGGTTGCACATTGACTTATAAATAAATCACGAATCCAAACATGCCTAAAACCCCCTGAACCCATCCAGAACTTACAGCGGAGACGGCGGCGTCTCCGTGAATGTCGCTATTAGACCGTGAAAGAACTCAGTCCAGAAGAGAAAGCAGAACTGGTTATGTGCCTCGAGGAACTCCAGAGGCGCAAGCGCGAGCGCCGGTTGCTCGGTTACTACCCCGACACTGGCCCCCTCAGGCGGGAGCTTTACAAGAAGCACCTAGCCTTCTTCGAGGCGGGGGCGCGGTACAAGGAGCGCCTGATGATGGCAGCGAACCGCGTCGGGAAGACCGAGGGCATCGGCGGCTTCGAGATGGCGGTACACCTCACGGGCCGGTACCCCTCATGGTGGACGGGTCGCCGGTTTGATCGCCCCATCTCGGCGTGGGCGGCAGGGGACACCGGTAAGACCTCACGGGACATCTTGCAGACGAAGCTGCTGGGGCCGGCGGGGAGCCATGGGACGGGTCTCATCCCGAAGGAGGACATCCTGCGGGTGTCGGCTAAGGCCGGCATTGCGGACGCGGTGGAAATCATCGTGGTGCGTCACGCATCGGGAGGCGAGTCGCGGTTAACCCTCAAGAGTTACGACCAGCGGCGTGAGAGTTTCCAAGGGACGGAGCAGGACATCATCTGGCTGGACGAGGAGCCGCCGTTGGACATCTACACCGAGTCGTTGCTGCGGACGATGACGAACGACGGTATGGTGATGCTGACGTTTACGCCGCTGCTCGGCATGAGCGAGACGGTGATGGCGTTCTTGAGGGACGGGGAGGTGTGTGAGCGGGCGGAGGGGACGAAGTTCGTGGGGATGGCAACGTGGGACGATGTACCGCACTTAAGCCAGAAGCAGAAGGAGGACTTGTGGTCGAGCATACCGCCTTTCCAGAGGGACGCGCGGTCAAAGGGCGTCCCGCAGTTGGGGGCAGGGGCGATATATCCGGTACCGGAGAGCGAGATTGTGGTACCTGACTTTGAGGTGCCGGTGCATTGGCCTCGGGTGTTTGGGATGGATGTGGGCTGGAACAAGACAGCGGCGGTGTTTGGAGCCATCGACCAGCAGAGCGACACGTTGTATTTGTACTCGGAGCATTATCGTGGGCAGGCAGAGCCGGCGATTCACGCGGAGGCGATAAACGCGCGTGGGCGCGGGATACCTGGGGTGATTGACCCTGCGAGCCGTGGGAGAACGCAGGTAGACGGGCAGCAGCTTTTTGTGCGGTACCGGCAGATGGGCTTGGACTTGACGGTGGCGAACAACGCGGTGGAGACGGGGATTTACGATGTGTGGCAGCGGATGTCCACGGGGAGGCTCAAGGTCTTTAAAAGCATGACGAACTGGGTGGCTGAGTTCCGGTTGTACCGGCGGGACGACAAGGGCAGAGTGGTGAAGGAGAACGACCACTTGATGGATGCAACGCGGTACTTGGTGGTGAGTGGGCTGAACCGAGCGGCGTTAAGTTTGAAGAAGAAGTTGCAGAAGCTCATTG